TGGGCGACCGTAACACCTGGTTCTGTGCACCCGATGATGTATCGACCTTTGTCTTGAACGTAGTCTTTGTTATTCATAACCGTAAATAAACTACTGTCCGTGTAGGCAAAGCACCTCTTGTCCTTACGATCCCACGCCCAGTTGTTAATTCCCCTGGCTTTGGAAGCCTCATAACACACACTGGCCGTTTTAGCCATACCTTTAGGGACGATATCACCACCTCCAGCGTAGTAGTGTATAGATTTATTCGCAGTTGTGGGTTTCAATGGCCTCCCCTTCACACTATCCACCCCTGGAACATCTGAGCTTGAAGGGGGTGCCGAAGGCTCCGTTGGTGTCGATGGCTCTACTGGCTCCTGTGTAAGATCGAAAACATCATCGACGACCAACTTTTGGTAACCGAAGTACAGAGCACCCGCGAACAGTGCGAGCAATATCAATATGACGATGAGAGACCCTGGATCCATGTCTTATACTATAGACGAGTAAATTATTTATTGACACCCATCCTTGACCTTCTTGGAGGGGTCGACGCATGCTGACATGTGCGCTTTGTCTGTGAGATCACCGGCCCACCCGGTGAGCCCTGCCTCTGGATCTGAATAGTAGAAACATGATCCACTTTGCTTGTTGGAATCGTGTCTATTCGTTCTGTATCCAAACGCATCGTAACCTTCATCGTTGGCGACAGCTCTACAGGCTTCGAGGGACATTACAGTACCTGGACCATTAGGTCGTTCACCTCCGGTACTTGAGTAGCCCCACACCGGATTACCCTTGATCATATCTCTGCACCCCTCGTAGACCTTAACGCCAGGATTCGTACACCCAACGATGTATTTAGTTTTTTCGTCCACATTATCCTTTTCTGCCATCGCACTGAGAATGGAACTATCGATATAGGCAAAGCATGACTTGCTCCGCCGATCCCATCCCCAGTGATTGATACCCAGTGAACTTGAATGATTTTTACAGACGTCCGCAGTCTCAGCATCGCCATCGGGAACAAGTTTTTCGGTGGTACCGTACCATACGACACCCGCTGGGGCTACAGACGCCTTTGGTCGTCCCCGCATGTTATCCACTCCAGAAACACCCCCTGGAACTTCCCCGGGTGCGGTAAAGGAACTCTCCGAAAGGGATGGCGTGGTGACTTCAACAGCGGGAGTTTCAAAGAGCCCACCCTGGACCACGAATTTTTGATAACCGACGTACATAGCACCCGCGAACAGTGCGAGTAGTATGAGCATTACGATGAGGCCTACTGGGTCCATGTCTTATATTATAGACAAGTAAATTATTTATCGACACCCGTTGATGACTTTCTTGGATGGGTCGGTACAAGCTTCAACATATCTCGTCTCGCGTGGGTTACCCGTCCAACCAGTAAGACTGTCCGCGTCATTAATTTCGTAGCATTTTCCTTGGGTGTCGGCCTTACTATAATTACTATAGTAACGAATAGCGTCTACATTATTAGCCTTCCCCTTGGCGATACACTCGTCGAGAGAAATGTAGGTTTGAACTGGTGTAAGTTCTTTAACGGACGCAGCACTCGAACCCCGGACTCGATCACCTATGGTCCAGTCTTCGCAGCCTTCAGTGACCATCACACCCGGTTGTGTACACCCCGTAACACTTCGCTTTGTGTAGCTCGGGTGTCCATAACTAGTGCTAGTCGCCCATTTCTGGAGCATAGTATTATCGACATAAGCCCAGCACTTTTTACTAGATCTGTCATAGACCCATGACTTTACACCAGCGCGTTCCGCGGCGGTGCGACAATCTTCTTGACCCTTGGCCTGACCTTCTGGAACTAAAGTCACAGTTTGCAATCTGAAGCCGGTGTGACTGGGATGTACTCTAAACTGACTTGGCATCGTATTCACAAGTGAACCAGTTTGAGTTGGTGATGTTTCCATTATAACGACCGCCTCGGTCTCTTCCTCCTCCTTCTGTTGTTGAAGATACCAGATGATACCAACTATGATGATAACAATTAGAGCAAGAATCACCCACATTTCTTTTATACACTAGATTGAGAAAATAATATCAAATTTTTTTGGGCTTCCCTGAGTGTGGGCTGGGACCAGAACCCAGCTCCGCCGATGCCACTCAATTTCCAGTTTTCTGTGTATCGTCATTGGCTGAGGATTTTAATTCCAAATCTTTGTAACATAAATGCCCGCACTTGTGGAATTGTTGGTTGACTCCATAGATACCACCTGGACCAGAACCCCGCCGTGGCGATGCCTCCCAAAAGCCATTGTTCTTTGTCACTCGTGTCAACTTTGAGTGTGCGTGTGTGGATCTTTTTTGGGTCTTTCTCTGCTATGATAGATTTAGGTACGTGTCCACCGTGTCTGAGGACATAGGAGCGCATTCGTGAAGGATTCTTGTGTTTGGTGTAGTCAGAATATCCACTGGCACCAAAGTCAACAGTCCTACCGTCTTCGAGGATTGCCCTGAACTTCTTCTTTTTGTCTGGGCTACGACTAATTCTGACGCGCATACTTCTTACAATCAATGACTACTTTATTTTTGGCACATGCTACAGTAACCTTCCTTCTTCGCTTCTGGGAAGAAGAAGAGGCGTTCATCACCACGCTTCACACGATACAAGTGATCATATGTGTGGAAGAGAGCCAACGCGACCATCAATGTGGTCGAGAGGGCACGATTTGTCTTTCGGGTGGACCACGCATAGGCTGCGATCATGACCACGATAACCAATTGGACGAGGGACAACTTTGGCAACGCTGGCATCACAAAGCGCTGCTCAACATCCTGGACTTCGTTGGTGGGCTCTGGGGCGTACTTTTCCATTCGCTTGCCGTAACCTGGCATTTTTATTTTATATTGAGAAATTAATGTGGCGTCTCCTCTGGGTACCGGTGTTTCTCGTACTCCACGATTATCTGAAGTCTCCCATAGACAGATTGTACTTTCAAAATCCACTCAGGCCACTTGTTGGAATGCGAAACACACTCGTAGACATCGTATTACACAAGTTTAATTATGACACATTGGATTACCCCAACCTTTGGTTTGTCAAGGCAAACTACAACAAAATCCTGTTTGAATATGAGAAAGGTCTGGGGAACGCACAGAAGAAATACTTTCACAATCTCGATCCTTGGTTCAAAAAGAATAAGAAGTATTATTATTACGAGGTAAAAGACTTTCCAGAAGTTCAAAAGATTATTGATCAGATACCATGTGTAGATAAAGAGTCTGGAAAGTTCGCTGTGATTGAGGGTCCAATGACTATACCCGCACACCGCGCAGAGAGTAATCTTATGTTGAGGTATCATCTCACGATTAAAGGTGGCAAACACTGTGTACTTTACACATCAAATGGCGGGCACCTCCACAAACCTGGAAAGGACTTTTTATTCGACCATTCTCGATTCCATCGCCTTGTCAAACGCAGCTTGGAGAAACGAGTGGTTCTTATTTTGGACATCCATAGATTCTAAGTGATATCTACAGACTGCCTTGTAACAATCATGTCCACCAACAAGTTCCAACTCGTCATTCTGGACGATTCTCTTCGTGAATGGTCCAGGTGTACCGTCGTTACAATCCATACAAAGTGCGGAGAGTTTCACAACATCACTTGCCATTGGAATACAATCAAGAACTTCCCCAAACTTTCGCTGTTTGTAATCACCGTCAAGCCCAGCTATGATCACAGATTTTTTAAGAAACAGACACATTTGGACAAAGTCTCTGAGTTGCGTAAAAAACTGCGCTTCATCAATAGCTACAATATCAGCATTACAGAAAGACTCTTTTATGATACAATGAGAAATGTGAGGAACTTTCAGACATGGAAACTCCACGCCGTCGTGGGTCTTGAGAACTTCTTCAGGAGACCGAGTATCTTTTGAAGAATTGATGACAACAATTTTTTTGCCTATGACTTTGTAGCGCTTAAGTCTTCGAATGAGTTCAGAAGTTTTACCAGAAAACATATTTCCCATAATAATTGTTAGACCCATCTCACCTTTCTGTAAAATAATCTCATATTTTTATAATGGTTGATATCCAAAGGTGTTATTACAATGGACACAAGGGATGGATGTCGGCCAAGTCGGGTAGAGTTCGTTTCGGCAAGAAGATCTTTCCAAACATTCTTGCTGCCGTTAAGTACCTGGGTCGGTCATGATTCGGAACATCATACCACTAACGATTAAACCTAAA